GGTGGACCGAAGGGTTAGCATCCCAGAAGGGAGTAACCCGCCGCTTCTTCTTGTATCTACAGAGGTCATGCCTGACCCCTATAGTGCAAGAATTAATCGATCTCTGCAAAAAAGAGACAAATAACCCCGAAGGGTTATAGATCCCTCGCTTAGACGTCCTGGGGTAGATTAACGCGCTCTCTAGAATCCTGATACGAAGTCCTACAGGTTCATAATGCCTGTAGAGCGCCGACCCATTAGGGTCAAGCATCGCATCCTTACGGATAAGAGAGTACGGAACCTTTATCCCAGAAACATCGTTCTCCCCCCTAGGGACGGGCAGCCACTCTACAGAACGTAGAAGATACTGCACGGCTTTCGGGAGGCGAATGCCTGTTCTTGTTGAGAACAGGTTAAGCTGGTTAATTACAGAGACGCGGTCCTGTTGGGTAGTCAAACGTTTAACGTAGACACCCCTAAGGTTATGACCTCGATAGAAGTCATTACCACAGGATTCGCGGAACGGACCTTCAACAAAGGTCTTATTGTAGTTGATATCGAAACCGCAGAGGTCAAGGAGACGACGGACATCCGGCCAGATTTGATCTGGACAAATGATGTCGTCCCCAAAGACCCCGAAGTTACCGAAATCACCGCCTCTCGGGTATCGGGGCTTAAGGCCCCTCGCTCGAAAAGCGGCTACTACAATTGAAGCAAATAAGGCTGTCTGAAGAGGAAAGGTATAACCATTCCCCATCGTACTGACCATATTAAGCTTCACTTGCCCCTCAGTAGTCTCCGACACCGGCGACCTCAACCACTCAAGAGACCCCATAACGTGCTTTGGTAAGCACGCGCGGAGCATCGAGAGTGAGAGAGAATCCGATGCCGACGAAAGGTCACAGGTTATTAGCCCGTGACCTAACGACCCCTGGCGAGCAAGCTCCCTGTTCTTAAACGGCTGGTCTGCTAGGTTTATACCATAGGCAGATAACAGGCGTCTTTCGATGATATGGCCAGCGCCGAGTTGAACAAACATGTTCAAAGACGGTTCAACACATATCGTACGGGATATTTTATCGTCCTTCGGAACGAAGCGTAAACGGTTACCTTCAACTACATGAGCTTCACCATAGGTTTGCTGTCTGATAAACTCAGCATTAGACCATTCTGGAAAGTTTTTAATGTAGTTCTTATACGCAAGGTACAAGGAAGATCTAGTAGTCGTTAGAGGAGATGAGAACATCTTGGTATAGAAGTCCCCACCTAGGGCTCCGATCGACGAACCCGGGCCGACTCTCCCGTGATGGAAGAAATCGGTTATCGAATCGAAGATCGGAACACCATTAGGATGGAAGAAGTCATGAAGTGAGCGACGAAGCTCACCCCAGAGGACCTCATCCCAACTATCCTTTAAGACTAGCGACCATTTCTCGCATTTAATGTTAATAGCAAGAAATTTAGCGAGAGCGCGACGATCAGACTCAGTCGAATTCGTCTTCTGAAGTTTCTTCAGAAGAGACTTCTGTATCTGATACGCAGCCATCTCACGGGTCGAAAGATCAGGTGGAGGAGAGTCTAGCTTCTCAAAGAGAGAAACTAGGTCACCACCCACTTGATCCGTAAGATCTAAGCAAAGGTTCTTGTAAAGAGCAACAGGGCAAATACCCATATAACCTCCAAGTAAATAAGTAGGTAGAAAGTCGCTGAAGCGCTATACAGTACATTACCTCTTCCTAATGAAAGGAAGAAGACGCACTGTTTTTGCGCTTTTTGCGATAACACTCAGTAGCAGGTCTGCAAGCAGGCCAACTACCGCGGTTGCTAATCGCGCGACGAAAGGCGTCATTACATGATACCCGTCGTCAGAGTGTCTCCGACACCAGAGGCCTGTTGAGACAGGATACCGGCTAGGAGTGACATAAGAGCACGAAGCTGCGCAGGATCATAAGCATCGGCACCTGCGGGGACATCGACATAAAGTCGAGCCACGCAGATGTCGGGAGCATTATTAACTGCATAGTTAACGCCCTTACGAACAATAATACCATACGTATTTTTTGGAACAGTCGCGTACTTCCCCGTCACGGAATTAGGGTTAGGAAGAGCCCGAGGGTTCTTCGGCCTAATAAACGTGACGGTAAAGGGGTCCGAGACTGAATGGGTTCGGACAGTAGCCTGCGTACCACCAAGTGTGGTAACCGCATGCTGTTTTCCGTTCACATCCGGAGCTACGTCCGCCGTTAAAGTATACGTCGGAGCAGTAAAACCGGTTTGTGCGCCCCCAGTTACAGGCGAGGAAGGAGACCAAGTCATGAGCATAAGCTCCAAATTAAAAAGGAGTAAGACGACGTTGACCGTTCTTCAAAGCAAGTAAGTTAACCCACTTTGTAGAATTAGCCCCGGGGATCTCGAACCGTAGAGACGGTACGAAACCCGCGGTGTAGTTCTTGCGTTCTACGATACGCCGAGTGATAACTGAACGACCAGGATCATTTCCGAATTCAATGATGTTGATAGGATCTGTTGAGTTCAACTTCGCATCAGCGGTTATATTATCGGCAATAGCCTTTATAACCTGAGTGCGAGAGGTCCAACGCAGATTCATACCACCATAAGAGAACGCAGAAATGATATCACCAATATTAGTGAAATAATCCGCGACAAACGAATAGGGGATAAGTTCCCACAGAGTAGGAACAAAATCCTCAAGCGTCAGACCGAAATCCCGTCGAATATCACCCGCACCGCCGTCGATTTTACAATCAACGACGCCACGGTAGACAACCACGGTTTCTCGGTATTCCTGTCTCCATTCGTGCCAGACTAGAGGGCCAACGTTACCCGAAAATCGAGCCTTATTCTGAGTCGGTACTTGATTTTTAGCGTAAAAGGAAACCATTTTGAAAGGTTCCCTGAACGCTAAATTACCAAGTGCCTTCGCAGCAGAGTCAATATCGGATAACAAGGGCTTCCAGCCAAACACGTACTCGAGCCAGGTGTCACTCAGAACTTTAGATCGATGCGATGGTGATCCACGGCGCCTTTTCTTCAAGGTGCGAAAGTAGTCACTAAAGCCCTTTCTAAAAGCTTGAGCAGGATGTTTAATCATGTGCAATGCTTCACGAAGCTCGCCGAGAAACG